TAATATATGTCATACTTAGCCCAAGTTACCTATACAGGTAATGGTAGTACTACACAGTACTCAATAACTTTTCCATTTTTAGATAGCACACACGTAAAAGCATTTATAGATGGAACACAAACTTCAGCGTTTACGATTTCATCTTCAACTTTAACTTTCACTTCTGCACCTGCTAATTCAGCAATTATTAAAATTGAGAGACAAACACCAACTGATACAAGAATAGTAGATTTTACAGACGGTTCAGTTTTAACAGAAAGTGACCTAGATAAATCAGCAGACCAAAACTTTTTTATTGCACAAGAAATTTCAGACGATAGTCAAAGTAAATTAGGATTAAATAATGCTGATAAATATGACGCTAATAATAAACGAATTATAAATGTTGCTAACCCAGTAGACAACCAAGACGCTGTTACCAAACATTATTTAGAAAACACTTGGTTATCTTCAGCTAACAAAACTGCCTTAACAACAGTAAATACCAACATCACAAATATTAATGCAGTAAATTCTAACTCATCAAATATTAACTCAGCAGTATCCAATGCTACGAACATTAATACTGTTGCGACCAACATTGGTTCAGTAAATACAGTAGCAACTGATATTGCAAAAGTAATTGCAGTAGCTAATGATTTAGCAGAAGCAGTTTCAGAAGTTGAGACTGTAGCTGATGATTTGAATGAGACCACTTCTGAAATAGATACTGTAGCTACAAATATTGCCAATGTTAATACTGTTGGTTTAGCTATTGGGAATGTAAATACCGTAGCAGGAATATCTTCTACAATTACAGCAGTAAATAATAATGCCACAAACATTAATGCAGTAAATTCCAATTCTGCCAATATTAATACGGTTGCAGGAAACAACACGAATATAAATACGGTAGCAGGTCAAAATTCTAACATCACTACACTTGCAGGAATAAATGCCAATATCACGACTGTAGCAGGAATTTCTTCAGACGTTACTGCGGTAGCAGGAATAAGTTCAGCAATATCAGCAGTAAATTCTAACTCGACAAATATCAATGCTGTAAATTCTAACAGTTCAAACATTAATACAGTAGCAGGATTGTCTTCGGCAATCTCGACTGTTAATTCTAACACTACAAATATAAATGCTGTAGCAGGTGCAATATCGAATATTAATACTGTTGCAGGTGCTAACTCAAATATCACGACAGTTGTAAATAATTTAGCTTCTGTAAATAACTTTGCAGAAGTTTATAGAATTTCAGCTAACGCACCAACTACATCACTAAATTCAGGTGACCTTTGGTTTGACTCAACAAATAATATTTTAAAGGTCTATGGTTCTTCAGGATTTCAAAATGCAGGTTCTTCAATCAATGGAACTTCAGCTAGATTTAAATATGTAGCAACAGCAAACCAAACTACATTTTCAGGTGCAGACGCTAACTCTGAAACTTTAGCTTACGACCCATTATACCTAGATGTATATTTAAATGGGGTTCACTTAGACCCTTCAGATTACACAGCTACAACTGGTACTTCTGTAGTGCTAAGTTCAGGTGCAAGTGTCGGTGATATTTTATACATAGTTGGTTTCGGAACATTTAACGTAGCTTCAGTTGCAGGTTCAGCAATTACTTCAGGTACGATTAACGCTGACAGATTACCAACTATTCCTACGACAAAAGGTGGAACAGGCCTTACTTCTATCGGAAGTGCTAATCAATACTTAAAAGTTAATTCTTCAGGGAACGCTTTAGAATATGGAACGGTAGACTTAACAACTCTTAACGCTTCAAACCTTACTAGCGGTACAGTAGCAGAAGCAAGATTACCTGCTTCAGCTTTAGGTGCTGTTTATGAAAGTAAAAATTCAAATTTTACTGCCGAAGCTAGAAAAAATTATTTCTGTGATACTACAAGTGGTGCAGTTACAGCGACACTACCTGCTTCAGGAACAGCAGGAGATGAAATTCATTTTGTAGATGTATCAGGAACATTCGATACAAATAATTTAACTGTGGGAAGAAACTCACACAACATTCAAGGACTTGCCCAAGATTTAGTTATTGCAACTGAAAGAGCAGGTTTCACATTAGTTTACTACAACGCAACTCAAGGGTGGATATTAAAAGATAAATAATTATGAGTACTTATGAAAATTTAAAATACAATTTTGTTGTTAACAACTTAACAGGAACTTTACCTGCAATAAACGGTGCTAACCTTACAGGTATTCAAGGTGTAAACACAGGCTTGATTGTCCCTTTTGCTAAAGATGATGTACCCACAGGATTTTTAGCTTGTGATGGTACAGCAGTTTCAAGGTCAACTTACGCAGATTTATTTGGAGTTATTGGAACGACTTGGGGAAGTGGAGACGGTTCATCAACTTTTAATTTACCAAATTTAGAAGATAAAACTGTAGTTGGAAAAAGTGGAAGCAAGGCACAGGCTAGTACAGGTGGTGCTGAAAACGTAACACCAACTGGTTCAGTATCTTTAACAATTAATAATCACACACTTTCAATTTCACAAATGCCTTCGCATGGACACCCATATAGACAAGCAAATCAATCTACTATTTCTAATGACGCAGGTGGTGGTGCAATTATGACAGACAGTAATGGCTCACACGCAAACAGAAGTGCTTATAATGGAACACCAAACAATTCTAACACTCAAGCAATAGGTGGCGAAGGTGGTGGCGGTTCACACAATCATGGTGGTAGTGGAACTTTATCAGCAAACAGTATGTCGGTTATGCAACCTTATGTAGCTGTAAAATATATAATTAAAACATAGAGGAAAAATGAAAATCACAGCAGTAATAAATGATAAAATTTTAATCAAAGATGGAGAAGGATTTACTATAAATGATAATTCTTTTTGGTCTAACTACTCAACTATTCATGCTTTTCAAATAGATACTGAAAATACAAGCGAAGTTGAATTGAAAGACGGAACTCACAGACAACCAACACAAGATGAAATAGACACTCTATCTAATAAGTTTGATACTGTAAAAACAGAAATTGAAACACAAAGAGTTGATGATGAAAACGCTTGGTTAAATAATTGGCAAAGAATAAGAGATGAAAGAGATTTTTGGTTAAGTAAAACTGACTGGACAATCTTACCTGACAGTCCGTTATCAGATACACAAAAAAATAATTACGAAACATACAGAACGAATTTAAGAGATATACCTTCTACTTATTCTTCTGAACAACCAAGAGATATTGAATTTAGTAGTGAAGGTAATGTTTCATTAAACAGCATAACTGTAATTACTAAACCTTAGGAGAATAATTAATATGACAAAAGCAAGAGACCTAGCAGACTTTATATCAGGTGGTGTTACTGAAAGTGATATACCAAATCTTTCAGCAACTAAAATCACTTCAGGTACTTTAGATAACGCTAGAATTTCTTTAGATGAAGCTGAGATACCAAGTTTAAATGCTAGTAAAATTACAGCAGGAACTTTTCCTGACGCTAGACTTCCATCGACAGCTTTGAACAGTAATGTCGATTTAACAAATTTATCAGCAAGTAATTTAACGAGTGGAACTTTAGCAGACGCAAGATTTCCTGCAACACTTCCTGCTGTTAGTGGTGCTAACCTAACTAACTTACCCGCAGGTGGAGTAGCAGGTATATCATCAAGTGCAGACGCAACAGCTATTACGATTGACAGCTCAGAAAGAGTTGGAATTGGAACAACTTCCCCAAGTGCAATGCTTGAAGTAGGTACTGATGTGTTGATTGATAGTAGTTCTGGTTTTTATGGGAACAGACTTACAATAGGCTCTCCAAATCCTAATCAAAACACTAATGGTGGTTATGGTTTTGGTTTTCACAATAGTGGTGCTTTCTTTTGGACTATGAGTGATACAAACAGCTATTGGAATACAACAAATCCAAATGGTTATCACTATATTAATTTGAGGTCTAAAGGTAGTGGATGTGGAAGCATTGTTCTACAATCAAGTAGTACATCTTATAACACTTCTTCAGATTACAGACTTAAAGAAAATATAGTCGATATGTCAGACGCAACGACAAGATTAAAAAGTTTAAATCCAAAAAGATTTAATTTTATTGCTGAACCAAATAAAACAGTTGATGGTTTTTTAGCACATGAAGTTTCAAGTATTGTTCCAGAAGCAATTACTGGAGAGAAAGATGATGTTAATGAAGATGGCAGTATTAAACCACAAGGTATCGACCAAGCTAAATTAGTACCTTTACTGGTTGCAACAATTCAAGAATTAGAAGCTAGAATTACACAATTAGAGAACGCTTAATGCCAAAGAAGCCAACCTCAAAACAGTATGCTGATATAGCTACTGGGGTTAGGCTTTCATCACACGAAAAACTATGTGCTGAAAGAATGAAGGCACTTCAAGAAGCAATTAATGAATTAAAAAGAGAAGTAAAATCATTAAGAAGTGATGTTTCTAGAGGTAAAGGAATGGTTCAGGTTCTTGTGTTTTTAGGAACAGCAATAGCAGGAATAATAGGTTTCTTTCAATTTAAGTGAAATATTTACTAGCTTTGTATATGTGCAGTATGACAACTGGACAATGCCCATCTAGTTCTATTTCAGGTTACCAATTCAATTCACATTATGATTGTGTCAATGCAGGTTATGCGATTGCACAACAAACTTTTAGAAATTTAAAAGAATTACCTGAGTGGGATATTCCTGATTTTGAGGAACAAAGAATAGTAATTAAATTTGAGTGTAAGCAAATAGGAAAACAAACATGATTGATAAACTTATCTATAAGTTCTTCGCCTTTTGGGACGGAGTAATATCTAAAATTGATGATTGTTTTAATATGGATTTTTCTCATTGTGAGAAACACGATTGTCCTAAAAAGAAAAAGAAATTAAATAAAAATAATAAATATTTTAAAAGTTAATGAGAGATACCAAGTTATTGGAGTCTTTTAAAAAACGAATAGAGAAAGAATTAAAAGAAAAAAACATATTTAAGAATTTAAGAAAAGAAGTTGAGACTGGTGCTAATGGCACACAAAAATATGTTGTTAAAAAAGGTATCAACAAAGGAAAAGTTTTATAATGAAAATTTCAGAGCAGACTTCAATAAGTATGCCAATGAAAAACTTAATAAGTATCATTGGTGCAGTAGCTATTGGTGTTTGGGCATATTTTGGTGTTACAGAAAAATTAAATAATCATTCAACTAAATTATTAATGATTGAAAAAGATTTAGAAAGTGTAGTTGAATTTTCTATTAAATATCCAAGAGGTGAAATGGGTATGTCTGCGAATGACCAAGAACAGAATATCCTTATTGAATTTCAACAAGGTATTATTGAAAAATTACAAACAGATGTTGAAAAATTAAAAGATAAACAACGACAATTTTCTA